CCTGGTTCGTAGTCATCCCCACATTTAGAAGATGCATCGATTACGTTATTACTTGAGGTAATAGCGTTTGAAGTTAAACAAGCTACTACTGTGTAGGTGCCACTATTTGTTGCATCTGCGAATAATAGGTAACTTCTAGCTGATACTTTAGATTCTGCCATTTTATTAAATTTGAGTTATTGTTAAATGATATGTTATTAATGTTCTGAAAACGTTATCAAGAGGATTTAAAGCAGATAAATTTCTTACTCCTTCAACAAACAAACTAGATGCAGTCCATCCAGTAGAAAGTGTTATATGAGTGTCAGAATTTATAGAATTTAAAATCAAATTGCTAATTGTTTCAGCACGTTTAAAGCCAAAGTTAGCATTTTTTGTAACAATGTCCACCATAATGGTCATAGTGTTTACATATCCGCTTTTACCTTGAGCTTGACTTGAAGTTCTATCCGTAAGAATAAGGTATTCGTTTCCTGCGGTTACAGGAGCAATTCCATCATAAACACCCAATGAAGTTGCCGTGCCTAGATTAGTATAAAACCATTTCTTTATTTCAATATTAGGGTTATACATTAGTAACTATTTTTTTAAGATTAGCCATTAAATTAGCCTTTTCCATTTCAAAGTTAGGTATTAAATAAGGTTGTGCATTCATACCAGCAATATCTTTTTGCCCTTTAAATTGCATTGCATATTCTTCATATCCTGTTGGAATTGAAACCCTAGTTCCTGTTCCAAATTCAACATAAGGAGCATAAGGTAACAAACTAAAAATTTCATACCCACTCCAAGTTTCTTCTTTTATAGGCTTTACTTGTATTGAACGTCTTAATGTTGACATATCAGAAGGAGCATCCATTATTGCTTGTCTTTGAACATTTCTTGCAGATTCTTGCATAGCATTATCAATACCTGTATAAACTTTTTCACTATAATTTTTCAATTCTCCAATAAGTTTATCAATTCCAAAAACATTTATTTCACTAGCCATAAAAATTGATTTCTAGGAAACGATGCTGATTGTCCACATCATTAATTGATTGAATAGTGTACATTTTCCCCTCTACATAAACTTGGTATTCCTCATTAATTGTAGTTCCAAATCTTACAAAAAGTTTAGCATCTTGATAAAATGTCTTTTCATCCTCAAGCAATGTTCTTATGCTTTTTGCAGGTCTAAAATCACCCCAAACAGTTTCCTGAAGCGTAAAAGTGGTAGTATATCCACCTTCGCCATCACTTGTGGTCGTTGGTGCATATAAATCTGCCCTTCTAGTCATTGTAGAAGAATTAACGTTTCTATTCTTTTTTTGACCTATTTGCATATTATAATATTGGGCTTGTTCTAGTATATCTTTGACAAGTTCTCCAAGCCTTTTGACAAACCCCTGTTTGGTCGTATCTTTCTATATCTGCTCCTCTATTCTCATAATCGAAGTCTATTTGGTCAAGAATAGCCGTTTTAAGCTCTTTAGGAACACTTGTAAAACCACTTGTATATGTTGCCTTCATTCTTGAGAAAGTAGGCTGGAAAAGGCTAGGATATTGATTGCCTGTCAAAAAGTAATTTGCAGCAAGTATTTCATTTGCATCAGAAGTATATAAATGGAATGTTGTTTGGTCCATTGGTCCAAAAGGCATTGCAAAATTGCCTCCAACATTATCAAAATAAACTACCACATCTTTTGAAGTAATGCAAGTTCCTGTTGCTTTTTCAATGGCTTGTCTTGCTTCGGTAATTAAATCAGTAATCAAAGCATCATCTGCTGAAGTTGTTACCCTACAATAGTTTTTTGCTTCTGCTAAAGTTACTGGTTCCGTAATTGCTCCGTGGTCAGTTAAAGTATAATCAATTATATAATTATAATACGACATAATCTCTTTTTTACAAATTTACATTAATTTGAATAAAAAACCCCCTACGTTTTAAGTAGAGGGTTCTTATTTACTATATTATATTGAATTAAGGATTCAATGTAGCATAAATTGCAGAAGAAGGCAACATCAAATTGATAGCTTCGTAACACTCGATACGAGCAGTTACCAAGTTCTTTTGGAAGTTGTCGCTATCTTCATAAGCGAACTCAATAGCTATTCCTTCTACTTCGATTCTCTCGATGTAGTCAGCATCAATAACTAATGCTTTGTTATCAGTAACCCAAGTTGCAGAAACAACTGGAACACCCCAAATAGAAACATCACCACCAGTTCCGATTTGAACACTACCTGAACCAACGTAGTAACCTGCATCAATTGTATTGATTAAGATTCTAGCTTGTTGAGCAGGAGATACCAAAATAAAAGAAGGGTTGAAGTTTGCAGCTTTTTGGTTTGCGATTAATTCAACTAATTGCTTTAAATCAACAGTTTGAACCATTGTAGTAACACCTGTTGCAGCAGCACTTACAGTACCGAAGAAAGAAGCGTTCTCAGATTTAAAGAAATCTCTTTGTAACAATCTTGGCAAAGTTTGAGACAAGAAAGGTAAACTTCTCATCATTTGCTTAGAGAAACGGCTAAAACCAGCGATGTAGCTATTAACCATTTTAGTTTCAGTTAAGTTGTAATCGTTAGAACCTTTAGCAGCACCTTCAGTTTGGATAGCGATGTTATTTGTTTCGCCAGTATTCTCTTTGAAGAATGTGTAAAGACCAGTCGCACTTCTTACAGTTGGAACTAAGTCACGGAAATTGATAAGTTGATTAGGGAAGATAGCTTGACGTGGGCTATAAGTCATAACTGGGTCACCAGTGATGTTACCAGCGATAGTCATTGTTTTAGCTTCAGGCATTTCTAAACGGAATTTACCACCTTTTTTCAAAGTTGATTCCATTTCATCCATACGACCTTCTAATTTTTCTTCCATTAATTGGTCAAAAGATTTAACTTCTTTAGTTGCTTTCTTTTGAGCAGCAGAAGCAGCATCAAATTGCTTTTGCATTTCGTCTTTTACGACTTTGATTTCGCCTTTTACAGCATCAATGTTAGCGGTAACGTCAGCTTTTAAGCCTTTTACGTTCTCTGCCATTTCATTGATTAATTCTAAATTTTCCATTTTTACTTTTTGAATAAGTTATTAAATTGTGTGATTGCTTTGATTACTTGCTCATCTGTTTGGTCTTTCGGCTCCAATGCTTTTGCGGTTGGAGTGCTTTCGCTTTCTAGTTCAGCTTGTAATCTCTTTATTTGAATTTCTATTAAGGCAAATGTTTCATTGGTAAAATTACCATTTCTAAATGCTTTTAATAGATTGTCTAAACGCAAAGATAATGTTTCTTTGTTTTCTGATTTAAAACCTAAAGTAGGGGTTTCAGGATTTGCTCCCCATAACACGGCACTACCTTCATAAAGTTTTAATTCTTTGATTGTTCTTACTCCTGTGTCCTTAGCTTCGGATTCTTGAATAGTGCTAAATCCAATTGAATGTTGATTAATTAATCCAGCTTCGTAGAGTTTGATTACATCTTCGCCTTTGGCAGTTTTAACAATCTTAGTAACGGCAACTAATTTATCGCCATCTACATAAAGTTCGCTAGGCTTACCAATAACGTGGGTCATATCGGCTTTGTGGTCTAATAATGACCAAATCATATTTTTTGCACTTGGTCCTCTTTCTGCTAATGTCTTTGTGAATGCTTCAGGAACAATAATATCGTTGTCTAAATCAACATTGTTCATCCTTGACCAAACTGCCTTTACTGTTCTTGTGTTAGATGAAATATCTAATACATCAGAACTTGAATCTTTTACTTGAAATTGTTTCATATAACAAAGTTATTTATTTTTTTATTATGGCTTAGATATAGCGTTGTAAATGTTATTGTTGTTGTTATCGGTTAACAAACTCCATATTTTTCCTGCATCCCCCATAGGTGGAGAATCTTGGTAAGAAATATAATCGTTGTTTTCATCTTTTACAACTCTATAACCAATGGTACAACGGCAATTGCAAGTATTACCTGCACTTCCAGTAAGGTCGCAGGGGTACATCATATAATCAGTCCCTTCCAAAGAATAAACTTGGAAATTCTCATCAATAGGGATTTCAATTCTATCCATATTCCAATGGTCAAACTTATCAGGTGGTATAATTCTTGTACGGCTATCTAACGTACTAATCCAAATTTTATTGGTTTGTATTCCTGTGGAAATTGCACCGACTAAAGAACCTGTATTTGCTGCCCTTCCTGTTTCCGTTCTAGCAATTAGTGCCGCACGATAATCGGTTATC